TAGGAATTACAATAGTATAGTCATTGATACCTTCCCAATCCTCTATTTCTTGAAATTCTTCGCAAGTATAATTAGCTTTAAATTCATTCAAATCATCATACTCTGTAAAGTCGCAGCATAAAGCTATACCATCAAATTCCCACTCTTGTCCTGTATCTTCTTCAAATTCTTCAAAGTAATCAAATAAAGCTCTTAATCCTGCACGACTGAAATTGTTTGGTCTGTTCTGTTCAAACCATCTGCTGAAATCATAAAAATTCATTGTTGTTTTCATTTCTTTTGTATGTATTTAATTGTTTGCTCTTTTATGTATTCTATTTGTTCTTTGTCTATCCATTCTAAGAAGTTAAATGCGTCAAAACATATCATAAAGTCTTCTCCCATCTCATCTTTACCTCTTAGGTATAGTTCATTATCTACACATTGAAAAGTGTTTATTTCGTGCAGTCTTTTGTGTATTGGTGATTGTAATTGTAATTCTAAATCATCTATTTTGTCTTGCATTTCTTGTTTTGTCATTTTATTTAAGGTTTATTATTACAGGCAAATTGCCATTATTTTTGTAGTGTGTTTTATAGATTTGGTTTAGTTCTAAATCCCAACAGTCTTGCTGTTGCCAACCATATTTCTTGAGCATTTCACAAAACTTTCTGTAGCATTGTAAAGCAGTTCCTACAACAACTACTGAACGTTTGTTGTAAGTTAAGTCATTACCGCCAAATGTTGTTGCCTTAGCAGGAATGTATTGAGGTTTTAACAGCCAAAGTTCAGCTATTACTTTTTTATCATCTATTAGCTTACCTGTAATAAAAGAAATCTTAGGTTCGCTATAATCTACATAAGTAGAGTGTTCTAAGTATTCTGCGTCTTGTCTAGTCATCTTAATAGTTTTGAATGTAAATTAATGTAGCTAAGATTGAAGCTCCTACTATTGCCAATTGAGCAACTACATCTAACAACTTGTTTATTCTTTTTGCTCTCTCTTTAGTTAGATTTATCTCATTATAATTTTGTTCTTTGTTTTTAATAAAAAAGTTTGTCTTTTCTTTTTCATTTAAGAAGTAAGTAGCTCCTGTGTTATTGTTTACGATTTTGTATTTCATTTCTTGATTATTTAATTAATTTAATTTTAACAAGGCAAAGATAAAACCTTTTTTTGAATTAACAAAGTTTTTAACTAAGTTTTTAACTAAAAAGATTAAAAATAGTTATTCCTTATCTAGTAAATGACACTAAAATAAAATTAAAAAAAGATTAAAAATTGGTTGAAAAAGATGTTAAAAACCTATAAAGGCATTAACAAATTGAGGGGGGTTTGACCGTTATTCAGCACAACTGCGCAGCCAACGGCAGGTCTTTTACCATATTTAGCGTAAGCCATAGCGTAAGATTTGTGATTGATACCACAACCGACTTGAGTTCCGTAAACTCTGAACTTCTTTCCTACATAATGTTCTGTATAACATTGGGTGTGTAGATGTCCTTGTACTGTATTCATCATATCAGCTCTACACTTAGTTCTAGCCGTACCTCCTTCTCCGTGAATATATTGTACTCCGTCTGTTTCGTATCGTTCAACAAAGTTCCAATCAGGAGTTTCTAAGACTTCTTTGAAAGACTTAATCCATTTAGAAGGTATTGAGGAAGTCTGAGCTTTACGCATTATAATTCTATCGTGGTTTCCAATGATTACAGTAGCCATAGGAAAAGCATCACGCCATCTACCTATTTTCTTAATAGCTAATTCTAGCTCGTCTAAGCCACCCATTCCGTCAGCTGATGCCTCGTGATAGCTTGAGTAATGATTGTCTATTACATCACCTATAAACACAACCTCTGTGCAATTATAAGCATAGTATTGTTCTATACAGAAGTCTAAGTAGCCGTCTAAACAGAATGGTTCGTGCAAGTCGCCAATAACTAGAACATTTCTAGTCTCGGCTTCTCGCATTTTTTCTAGTGCCACAATTTCATGCGGCTTTAATCTGTATCTGTTACTTTTTAGCAACGTCAGCTATTCCCTGTCCAACAATTAAAGTAAGGATTGCGTAGTATAAATCTTTTGCAGTAGCTTCATCAACTCCTAAGTAAGTAACTAAAGCAGGTACAACTACAGAACTAACTGCATACCAAAACTTCTTGCTCTTAATCATTTGACCGATTAAGTACTTTTCTAAAAACTTTTTCATAACTATTTATTTTTGATTATTAAATTAATATTTTCTCCGCCCAAATATATAATTTCTTGCATAACTAAATCCATAGCTAAGCGTGAGTTTTCAACAACGTCTTGTTCACGACCTTTTCCTACTAAAATACAGCCACTTGTATCTTTAGCTGTGTTACCCCTATGAAATAAGATATAATCCCTATTAGGAACGTCCTGAACTAACAAATGCAAGTAATCCCTTGTAGCACTTTCTCTTGCTAATCTAAGTCTTACCTTATACCGACCTTTAGGAATACAGCTTATACTTCTTTGATTGTCTATCCAAGGATTTTCTAATGTATCACAAAAACTTTCACCATTAATAAACAATCTACCAATAGTTGATTTTTCTGTGAAGGTATCTCTTATGATTAAAAGATTAACGACCTTGACCTCTGTAGGCTTTTTTAAAACCGTTCTGTCCTTTACTTGCATTTTTGGAGTGTATTCCCTTTCGTTTCTTTTTAACGCTCTTAAAAGAGCTTGTAACAACTTTACGAGCCATCTAGTTATTTTTATCAAATTGAATGAATTTATATATAGTATATGCTATTGAAAGTATTAGTGCAATAAAACTTAGTATTTCATTTGCACTTGCTAGAGTGAACCCAATAGCTGAAAAATTAGCTAACCCTACTTGTAGAGTATCTTTTACTTCTGTCATTTTGTTTAGTTTTTTTATCTAAGTAGGATTTTAACTTAGTAACATTTTTAGTTTTCGGTTTGTAGTGTCTTTTCATTATGAGTAATCAGAAGCGTTTAAAAAGTTTCTCAATGTAAGTTTAGTTCCCTGTCTCATTGGTCTTTCAAGGTTCATACCATTATAGTAAGCGTTTTGGTCAGGTGAAATGTCTGCTCCACTATTCGTGTTATATTCAGGAAAAAGAGTTATATTGTTAGTGATATACTGTATCATTCTTTCTGTAAAGTATTCAGCATTGTTCCTTACTTCTTCTCTTAGGTGCTGAGCTTCTTCTGTGCTTAAAGCATTTCCTGTCTCTGAAGTCTTAGAATAGATGTTACCGTTTTCCGTTTTAAAGCGTAAATAAGGAATGCACATATGAAACGCCCAAGATGGTAAACAGTCTCCGATATACTCATCTACTAAAGTCTTGTATGCTTCATTTCCTACATTGCCTATTGTTCCTGCTGTAATTAAACTTTCTAACTTTTGATACAGGTCAGTTCCAATCTTTGGTTCTATATAGATACGCTGTGCCTGTAATACATAAGGCAACAAGATTTGAGGGTCAACATTTAAGTTAATTGCTGTGCTATCTTTTAGCTTTGCTTCTGATATAAATAATACGTAGCTCATAATTAGTTGTAATATCCGTTATTTTTCATTTTCTTTGGTGGTGTTGCTACTAGCTTATCGTTCTTCTTAGCAGTAAACCCTTCTGACCTTGCTTTAGTATAGCCAATCATATCAGCGTCTTCTATTTTAGTAGTCTTACTTTCTCCTATAACTGTTTTGTAAATTCTTCTACTCCAAAAGTGATGACATTGAGGTCCTCCTTTGTAAAGCCAAATTGAATAAGTAGCTGCTCCGTCAATACCAAATCCTGCATTTACAGGTATTTTACCCATATTAATTATGTCCTCCTTCCTATACAGCTTTTTTGCAGCTTCCATTTTTCTGCAAAAATCTCTTTTACTTCCTGATTTGTTTTCTAAGAAATTGTCATTAGCGTAAACATATCTTACCCTGAAATAATCACCACTCTTTTTAGACAGTCCATCTTGTTCTGACTTACGACTTGGAATAGCTCTACCTGTTGAAGCTAGTTCTAACTTCTCGTTCATTAATTCGTTTAATACTTCTTCATAGTTAAAGTCTTGGTGTTCTCCATCTACTACTTCTTCTTCTATTAATTCCCATTCTTCAGGAATATCTTCTCCA